CCCTGCAGAAGCAGAAACAGAAGTACCTGTTGAAGCTGAAAAAACACCTGAACAAGCGAAGGTTAAAAAGATCGTACGTTCACAAGTTGAAGAGCAACATTTCTCCGCATTAGAAGAGAAGATTGCAGAGTTAGAAGCTAAAATTGTAGAGCTTTCTAAGGTTACTGATTCCGTTGTAGAGCTAGCAGAAGAGCCTAAACCAATTCAGTTCAATCCAGAGAATTCAAAAACAGTTGAGCACATCGACTTAACACCAGGAAAAGCGAGAAGTATTCGCGATAACATTTTAGAAACAATTTATAAATAAGATAAACTATGCCAACTTCAACATCATTATCGACTACATATGCTGGTCAACATTCAGGAATGTGGGTTAAAGCTGCTTTATTAAGCGGTAACACATTAGCAAACGGGGGTATGACTATCATGCCTAACATCGCTTACAAAGCGGTAATTAACAAATTGAGTACAGACGGACTTTTAGCAAATGCTAGTTGTGACTTTACTGCCACTTCTACAGTAACTATTACAGAGCGTACATTAACTTTAGAAAACTTCCAAGTTAATTTATCTTTATGTAAAAAAGACTACATCACTTCTTGGCAATCTGAAGAAATGGGTTACTCTGCAAACAAAGTTTTAGCTAAATCTTTTGCTGATTACTTACTTGCATTCGTAGTAGAGAAAGTTGCTGCTGCTATCGAGACATCTATTTGGAATGGTGTTAATGCTACTGACGGACAAGTTGCTGGTATCATGACATTATTAACTGCTGACGCTTCATTGCCAACTGCAAATGAGGTTGCTGGGACAACTGTTACTGCTGCTAACGTTATTGCTGAATTAGGAAAAATCGTTGACGCAATTCCAGCTGCATTATATGGAAAAGATGATTTGAAACTTTATGTATCTCAAAACATCGCTAAATTATATGTTCGTGCATTAGGTGGATTTGGAGCTTCAGGATTAGGTGCTAATGGTTCTGATAACAAAGGGACACAATGGTATAACAATGGTCAATTGACTTTTGATGGTATTCCATTATTCGTAGCAAACGGATTGACGGCAAACCAAGCAATCGCTGCTCAAACTTCTAACTTGTTCTTTGGTTGTGGTTTGTTAAACGATGCTAACGAAGTACGTTTGATTGACACTGCTGAAACTTTAGGGGATGACAATGTAAGAATCGTATTGAGAGCTGGTTACGCTGTTAACTACCATTCAGTTTCAGATATCGTGACTTACGGAATCACCAATTCCGCTAATTAGTAACTAACTGATTATCAATACTGGGGGAGGGGATGTACTCCTCCCTTTTTTTATAACTAATTAAAACTCAAACAGATGGCGTGTGACATTGCAAAAGGAAGAGTAGAACAATGCAAAGATCAGGTGGGTGGTCTTAAAGCGGTTTACTTTATCAATTACCAAATAGCTAGAGCTGACATAACGTACGATGCTACGGATACGGATATGATTACAGCAATTACTAACGTAGATACTTTATATAAGTACGAATTAAAAGGTGTGGATAATACATTCGACCAAGATGTTGTATCTGATAGAAATGCTGGTACAACTTATTTTAGTCAAAAATTAAACATTAGATTAAAGCACCAAGATATTGCTACTCATAAGCAAATCAAATTACTTTCCTATGGTAGGCCTCACATAATTATTCAAAGTAACAACGATCAATTTTTCATCATGGGACTTGAGCAAGGTGCTGATGTTGTAGGTGGAACAATTTCAACAGGTGGTGAGATGAAGTCTGCTAGTGGGTATTCTTTGAGTTTCGTAGCAGATGAAAAAGTACCTGCTAACTTCCTAAATGCGTCAACATCAACTGCGATGTTAGCGTTATTTACAAGTGCTACAATGGTTACTTCATAGTCTAAATAGTTCACTAGACTAAGAGGGGGTGTCGATTAATTTCGGCATCCCTTTTTGTGTTTAAAACAAAATGTAATTATTTAAGTTATATTAACATGATAGTATTAGAACCTATAACATCCGTTCAAGGGTTCGTAGTCACACAAAGACTGACGAATTTAAGCGCATTGCCTAGAGCTAATAAGCTACAGATAACAGATGAAGAAACAAACATAGCTAGGGTAATTGATTTAACAGGTACGACTGCTGGGGATTATTACGATACTGTCACTATCACTATCAATCCCGCATTAAAGGAAGGACATACTTATAAGGCTGTACTTTATTACAATACTATAGACAAATACACTTGGAAGGGTAAAATATTCTGTACAGCACAAATTGCTACTTCACAAGGGTTTGCAGACGTTAGGGATTACAGCGTAAATGATGGAAGATATACAGAAAATACAACAACAAACCAATTTATATTAAATGACTAGTAACCACGTTATAGAATTATCTGCATATACATCCCCAATAGTTACGGAAGACAAACGTAATGAATGGGTTAATTATGGGGAAGATAATAATTACTTTCAATTCTTAATTGATAGATATTCCAATAGTGCTACACATTCCGCTGTTGTGAACAATATTAGTAGATTGATTTACGGAAAAGGTTTGAGTGCATTAGATGCGTCTAAAAAGCCAAATGATTACGCTCAAATGTTAACTCTATTTACAGCGAATGATTTGCGTAGAGTTATCCAAGACTTGTATTTGTTAGGTCAAGGCGCGTTTCAAGTGCATTATGACAAAGGACATAAGAACGTAATTAAAGTTTACCACATTCCTGTACAATTATTAAGACCTGAGAAATGTGATGAAGACGGAAATATTGTAGGATATTACTATTCTGACAATTGGGAAGATCCTAAAAAGTTTGTACCTAAAAGATTTGACGCATTTGGTGAGGGTAAAAGTGAGATTGAAATTCTAATGATACAGCCTTATTCAGTAGGTGCAAAATACTTCAGTAGAGTTGACTATCAAGGTGCTTTAGAATATACTGTATTAGAAGAAAAAATTAGTGAGTACCTTATTAATGAGGTAAGTAACGGATTCAGTCCTACTACTATAGTCAATTTTAACAATTCTACTCCTACTGATGAGCAAAAAGATGAAATTGCAAGAAGTGTTATAAGTAAATTAACAGGTTCAACAGGCAAGAAAATTGTAGTATCATTTAATGAAGATGAAGCTAAAAAGACTACAATCGATAGCGTACCTTTAAACGATGCACCTGAACATTATCAATACTTATCAGACGAGTGTAGAAGTAAGATTTTAACAGGTCATTGCGTAACGTCACCGCTTATTTTTGGTATTGCTACAACTACAGGATTTAGTGCAAATGCAGATGAGTTAAAGAATAGTGTGATACTATTTGATAATATGGTAATAAGACCAAAACAAGAAATATTATTAGAAGCGTTAGATAGTATCTTAGCATTTAATGGTATATCATTAAAGTTATTCTTTAAGACATTACAGCCTTTAGAATTTGTAGACTTATCAAACGCACAATCTACTGAGCAAGTCAAAGAAGAAACAGGCGTTGAAATGAGTGCTGAAAAGTCAGAACTTGAAATTTTACTAGATGAATTCGGTGAGGTTTTAGATGATAACTATGTATTAATAGACGAAAGAGAAGTAGACCACGACAATGAAGATATTTTAAATAATCATTTACAAGAATTAGAAAGTAATCTATCTACTACTAAACTATCTTTAATTGATAAAATATTGAATTTTGTATCTAGTGGTGTAGCAAGACCTACAGCAATTTCTGCACAAGATAAGATAGTTAAAGGTACTATGTTTAAGGTACGTTATAAATATACAGGTAATCCTAATCCGCAAAGAGAGTTTTGTCGAGTAATGATGAATTCTAAAAAGGTATATCGTAAAGAAGATATAGATAGAATGAGTAAAAGTGTAGTTAATAAAGGTTTTGGAGAATTCGGTGCAGATACATACGATATTTTTAGATTCCATGGGGGGCCGCGATGCTTACATAAATTTTCTAGACAAACTTTTATGTTAAATGATAAAGATACATTTGAGCAAATAGGGACTAGAGCAGCTGAGATAAGAGGGTATAAAGTCACCAATCCTTATGAAGTTTCTGTATATCCTAACAACTTACCTTTAAAAGGTTTTAGTCCTAACAATACAAATTTACCATCAGACGTTAAATAATTATGGCAGAAGCATTATTAATAGGGAAAGCAGATTTGCAATCGTACACGGCATTAAATGGTAATGTTGATACGGATAAGGTAATACAATTTATAAAGATTGCTCAAGATATTTGGGTACTTCAATACGTAGGTACTGACTTATTGACTAAGATTAAGTCAGATATTACAGCAAGTACATTGAGTGGTAACTACGCAACGCTTGTAAATACGTATTTAAAGCCTATGTTGATCCATTTTACGATGGTTGAGTATTTACCATTCGCAGCTTATTCAATTTCTAATAAAGGACTGTATAAACATAGCTCTGAAAATGCTGAAATTGTAAGCAAAGAGGAGGTAGATTATTTGGTAGAGAAAGAAAAGAGAATTGCTGAAAATTACGCGCAAAGATTTTTAGATTATATGTGTGACAATGAAGCGCTATTCCCTGAGTATCAAACCAACACTAATGGGGATGTTTATCCACAAAAAAAGAATTATTTATCAAATTGGTATATATGATTAGAGAGGTATATAAACCTAAACAAAACAATATTATTAAATTAGAGTTATATCTTAAGAAGATAGAGAAAGATGGCAGACAAAAAGATAAGCGAGGTAACACCGAAAGCAGCACAATTACAAGATGATGACTTGTTGATTATCTCTGATTACAACGGAGCTACATACGACACTAAGTCAGTTACAGGTGCCAATATAAGACCATTCAAAACTATAATGTTTAATTTGTCTCAATCAGGCACATCTGCTCCGACTAAGAATTTTAGCTACGAAACAGAAGTATCTCAAACATTTACATTAGCACGTACTAGTGTGGGACAAT